TACTGCCTGAATATATTCAATTGGTACGGCTTTGATTTCTATCTCATCAAATACATCAGGCCAATGATCAACTACATCCGGAGGAAGTTTGTTATTTTTCTTCTTCTTAGGCACTTTCTGCTGTCTTACTCGTCTTGCGCTTAGTAGGTGCTAACTCTTCTGCTTGCTCCCTTAGACTTTTTGCTTCTTTAAAAAGTCTATCTGCGTCACTACGGTATTTAGCAGCCAAATCTTCATCAGTTATTACGTCTAATGTTGGCGCTGCCTCGACAGGTGTTGTTTCAGTTTGTGTTACTGCTGGTTTTTTGATATCGCCTTTCACTGCTAGGTCTTCTACAGTTACTCCGAGCTGTTGTGCAATTATTTCGTTAAGTTCGTTTAACGGAATAGTAGTTTTTGAATCTGGTAACATCTCAATTTCATTAGTTGGCATCTTCATTAGTTTGCCTGTAGTATGAAATCCAGTTAACATGTTACGTCCGTCAGGTAAACTAGTACGCATCATTAAACTTGCTAAATCGTTTTCGTTCTGTCCGCCTTCGCTTTCAACTAGATTCATTAGTGTATCATGTTCGCCTGCATCTAATGTTTCTGTATTTACAACAATACAATTATCTGCTTCTTCTGGAACAACACGATATGCAACGATAACTCTTTTTTTACTTTTGATCATACGACCAAGATGTTTTCTAGCCATCTTATGCTCCTTCTGGTGGTTGTTGTTTTGCTACAGCCGCTAAGAATGTTTCTAGCTTATTATAGGCATTGCCTACTGTAACCATCTCGTTTGGCTTAAATGCACCACGTTGACTAGCAACATCGATGATAGCCTTTAACGCATTTAAATCCTGCACAGTAAGATCAGGCGCAGATGCTTCAGGCATTGCTGTTGCTTGCGGATCAATTTGTGCTTCTTCTTTAACTTCTTCGCTCATTTATTAACTCCTATATAATATATATGCGCACTTTATTTATTTGTATTTCAAATGTGGACACGCTAACATGAAATAACTCATTTCTTTAGTGTCTTCAAATCCTAAATGTAAAGCAGACTCTATTGTATTATCCTTACAGTGCACCGTTTGATCAATATAAAATCTTCCCTTTAAATTAAAGCGTATCCATTTCTCAACGCTCTTAACTATATTGTATTTAAACGGAAGATGAACTTGTTCGAAGTGTTCTGGCAAGAATGTTACTTGTCTTTTCTCAAGTAAATTTAAATAGTTTGGTTCTTTTAACACTAAACAGCCTCGTCGTAATGCACGGTCATACCAAACGGCGCCTGTAATCCTTTGTCACGATTGCTATGAATAAGAAAAATTGTATCACAGTAGTCTTCTTCGCCCCAGCTATCCCAAGCATAGCCATCTGTAAACATAATGAACTTTTTAGGTTGAATGTCATTTTCTTTCATGTATGTCCAATTAACCATAAAGTCGGTGCCGCCACCGCCCATAATTTCATAGTCATTTAATGATTCGCCACCATCAGCACTAAAGTCTTGTTCGTTATACACTCGTGTATCAAAGCACCACAGTTTAATTTTGTAGTCTTTGTATTGATCCATAATACCTTGTATTTCACTTAGAAAGTCACGTCCTTGCACATCGCCAATTGAACCTGACATATCAATACAAATACACAAGTCGATAGTTTCATCATAATCCATACCAGGTAATATAGCACCAGTGTGCCAGCCCTTACGTGATGGACGACTAAATGTAAAGTCGTTTCTAATAGTGCTTTGGATCTGCTGTTGTAATAGTTCACGCCAGTTCATCTTAGGCTCTGTAAGCTCTTTGATCATACGTGCAACACCTGCAGGTGTATTACCTGCGCCTGCACTCTGTGCTGCCGAGATCATGTTTTCTTTAATCTCGTCTTTAATCTGCTTTATTTCTTCTTTAGAGTACTTAGGACGTTTCTTTGATACAGCGTTACCTTGTCCGTCTTCGCCTTCTTCGCCTGGAGAACTTCCTTCGCCGTCTTCATCCCACTCAAGATGTTCGTCTAGCATTTCTCCAAGTTGATCTAAAAAGTCTTGTCCGTTCTGTTTTGCTTGTTCATATATGTCATCATATACTTCTTCTGAAGTCCAACCTTCGTATTTAAAGTCTTGAAAGCAGTCTACAATTTTAACCATTTCACCAATACGGTCACGTACTAGCGTATTGTTTACAATATAGTCTGCGGCAATATTATAAATTTGCGGGTTACGATCACCTCTACGACCTAAGTGATCAAATACACAGTGTAGAATTTCGTGTGCAATAACAAACTCAACTTCTTTGTTTGACATTGCATTAAAGAACTGTGTATTGAAGTATAAGTTACGACCGTCTACTGCGGCTGTAGGACACCAGTCATCTGCTGCCAAAATACGCAAACGTGTTGCCATATTACCAAAGAAAGGATGACGTAATAGTAGTCCAATACGTGCAACAATAATGCGGTCAAGTACTTCTACACGCATATCTTCTAGTTGCTGTGGAGTAATGTCTGGATCTGGTGTCCAGTGTTTTTTGCCTTCTACATTATATAGTACATCTGCATCGAACATAGTCATACCCTTCTATCAATTTATATATACATTATAGCATATTTAACAAGTTTGTCAACCTTAATCTACTGCCTTTTGCGCTAAATTAACATCAACGTCTTGTTTAGATTTACCAATCCTAATTTCATCGTAATACAATACTTGAGTTGGAATGTTTGGGTTAGTCATAGTCCAACGGCTTATAAATGAGTTATAAATTCCCCAAGCAAAATGTAACTGTTTATTCTTACTCTTATTAAAATGATGTTGATGCATAACAGGGCGCAAAATATGACTACAAGTTGTCTGCTTTTCGTTATTAATCCAAACTTCAGCAAACTTACCGTCTAATGATCCTTCACTCCGTTTCATTCCAAGATCAGTGCCTATTTGGATATCAGTCCACTTACCTTTTAACTTACTTAAATTACCAACATAACAACTCTGTTGAGTAGCATTAGCTACAAACCGAAGTCGTCCGTTAGTTGCATACATATTCCATATTGGAGAACTTACTCCAGTTAATTTAACTTGTCCTATCATTGTGTTTGCAGGTGAAATGCCTACAAAATCTTTTGGTATGAACATACTATATCCAACCCACACAACTTGATTAGCATAAGGCATAATTTCATCAATTTGTGTAAACCTTTCAGTACGGCTTCTATCCTGTTTACAATCGTTCCATTTAGCATCTCCGGCGCAGTCGCCTTGTCTGAGTTCAAAACGCTGACTTTTTGTTCCTGCTCGAACAACGTCTTTAGACATTACAAAAGCATAATTTTTTGTATGACTAATTGTCTTAGGTTCGCTGTTATATCTTGTTATTGGCATTGCGCCACTACCAGCAACACACGCTGACATTAGACTAGATGCAATAATTAATGCGATAAGTGAAATCTTTTTCATTTTGATATCCTTGATTGTTCAAAAGGAACGGACGAGCTCAAAAGAACCCGTCCGTTTTGTATCTTAAGCCTCTTGTGCAGCCTTAATATACTTTCCGTAACGATCGTGGAATTCATCAAAGCACTCCACTTCGTCTGGATCAATGGGCAATGAATACTGTGTTAGTGCGAGCTTAATGCCCATAACAACTAATTCAGTATCAAAGTTATCCATTGAAAAGCGCAGGAAGTTGTTAACTTTGTCATCAAACTTTTTATCACCTTTGTCTGATGCTTCTTTTAACTCATAGCAAAGAGAAACAGTAAGGGAATACATTGCACTGATTTCTTTGGTCTGTAACTCCTTAACTTTGCCTGCTAGGATATCAGTTGGATTAGGCATGCTCGACGCAACTTTACGGTGCGCCATAAATTTGACAGCCAATCCTTCACCAACCGATCCACTTACCAAGTCGGTAGTGGTTGTCTCGTCTTCGTTATCATCAAGCAATTCTGAAACAAACGACCAACTACGTGGTGTTGCAAAAGAACGACTCGGTGAACGAGGATCGAAATCGTATAAATCTTTCTTACTAAACTGTAAGTAACCAACAACATCTTGGTGTTGTCTGTTGTCTACTGCCCACTCAAACCAGTCACCAAAGTCAACTGCAAGTTCTAAGTGTACAAAACGATTTGCTAACGGAGCAGGCATACGATATGTAACACCTTTGTCAGCTTCACGGTTGCCAGCCGCAACAATAAGAACGTTGTCTGGTAGCTTGTATTGCCCTACACGACGATTAAGAATTAACTGGTATGCTGCCGCTTGTACTGCTGGCGCTGCCGAATTCATTTCGTCTAAGAACAGTACGACATGATCAAATTGTGCCGCAAACTCTTCTGTTGGAAGTTCTGCAGGTGGTGCCCAAACCATTGTACCTGAGTTGCTATCAAAGTACGGAATACCTTTAATGTCTGTAGGTTCCCATAGTGATAAACGAATATCAATCAAATGTGAGTTGGATAATGATTTTTTGGTAATCTGTCCTACAATGTCAGACTTACCAATACCTGGAGGTCCCCATAAAAAGATAGGACGTTTCTTACGGAACGCTCGCAAAATGCTTTTCTTTGCGCCGTTCGGTGTAACTGTACGTAGTGCTGTTGCTTCCATTGCTGTATTCCTCTTATGTTATCAGTGCTAATTTCTAACTTATATATATAGTATACACTAATTACAGCAAATGTCAACCACTATTTAAAGATAATTTTAAATTTCCTGAAATAGATATACGATACTCGTTGCTATCATAATAAGGATAAACTTGATGATACAATTCTGCTGGGAATACTGCAATGCTACCTTGCCAAGTTTTGTCTACAGGTAGAACCTGCGATGTAAGTTTCCCTAAAAAATCTGTGTAAACAAATTCAAATGTACCTACTCTGTGATCTTCTGATTCTAGTATTTTATCTTGCTTTAGTGTGTAAGGTATGTCAACCCAAATTACAAAACTATAAAGCCCGCTATGTTGATGCAAAGGAACAAACCCGTTTGGTTTTTGAAAGTTCACCCAGATACGTTCAAATTCAAAATCAGGAATACTTGCTGGAATAGCAGTTGTAAAGTTATACATACGTGCTAGGTAATTATATTTTTTTTCATGGAGTTCTATTAACTCTAGAACTTTTTTCTTAATTATATTTTCGCTTAGTGGTAAATTGTGATATTCTATATCACCTATTACACTTCTTTGAAAATTAACTAACACATCACCTACTAGTTCATGTTCTTTAATTTTCGTCTTGATATTTTCGATATCTTTCTTAATCGTTTGAAAGCTAAAAGCATCAAACTGAGTAATAAGTAATTTACAATCTTCAATATAATTAATCATTTTTGTGAACGTGTCATTGCTTTTGTAAGTCCGTACTTGCGTAAATCTCCTGCAAAAAGAGTTAGTTCGACTGCTTTCTTTTCGTTGGTTACTGTAATACTACGGTTAGTAAGATAATACGGACAATCAATAAATTGATCTAAAAAGATAATAACTTGTGTCGTAAGTGGCATATCTCGAGGATAAGGTATGTCGTAAGTTGCTAAATCTATTTCAGTTAAGATATCAAACCCTGCTTCGGTAAGTCTTAATCCGCCTGTGTTTTTGCTTCTATTGTTTTGCCACCAAAGCGGCATAAATTCTTTTACTGCTAAGTCGTTATAACTTTTGCCTAATTCTTTTAGAAAGATTTTTGTATATGTTTCTTTCCAACCCACAGCTTATTCGTTTACTTTTGTACCATTAGATAATTTATAAACTTCAAAATCGTTACATCTAAACATGTCATTTAGTTTCTTAGCAAGATTGTGTGCATGTCCTGGATTTGAAAATGACACTTTCTTATATTTAGGTCCGGGATAGTTTGTAAGCATGTTTGAACTCTTTAGATTAAATGGTTCTTTTTTGAAGAACACTGCCCAGATTCCTTCAGCTTGCAGTACTTGCTCGCTTCTATAAGTTTTATTGTTTGTAAATTCTAATAATACATTTGGCTTTGGTCTGCTCATATGCGCAATCCTTTAATTAACTACGCATATATTTATCTCTTTTAAGTTATCTACGTACTTAAATCACCACCATCCATAGTAACATTAATAACTTCTTCTTCTGCCTTGTGAGCATATTCTTGTACAAACTTTTCTAGATCGCCTTCAAGCCTTGTCATTACTATACCAAGAGTGTATGCTAAATTTTTTGCAGTTTGAATCTCAAGACGCAGTTCTTTTGCTCTACCATTATCGGCATTCTTTACAGCTTGCAAAAATTGCTGTATTGCTATTGTATTAAGAGGTTCTGTTGACACGACTAAGTTCCTGTTTCATTTCAAGCTCAGTTTTAAACGGTCCACGGAAGTCGTAACGTTCAATTGTAATTAACTTTGGACAAAAACTTTTGACCCAACCTTTATCAAAATGTATTGTATAGTATCCTGCACAGTACAAACTTTTGCTCTTTACACTCTTTGTAAACAATGGTAGTTTGCGCTTAACATCAAACATACTATTATAAGGTGTACAGCTTGTAGGAAAGTTACTTACAATCTTATCTGCTGATTCTGGAATTTTAATTTCTGTTTGTGCCTCGAACAACATATTTCCAAGGTTCTTTTTTAGTTGTCTTTCGTTGTCAAAAAACTTAACACCTTCTGCACTACTTAACATAAACTTATCTTCAGAAATACTTAGTGTTCCAACCTTTACTTCATTTTCTTCTACAATCCAAAATCTATTCTTAAGGATTTCTTTTGCTTTTAAACTCATAGTGGGTACCTCGCTTGTAAGGGTTCTGCAAAGGTTGCTGCCTGGTCCGCAATGCGTTGCATATCCCACTTAGCACAAAACTTCATAAGTCTCATGCCTACTTGTGATACTTCTTTAGGCTTAGCATTCTCTGCAATCGTATTATTAATTATCTCTCTAATGTCTGCAGGTTGTGCAGTTAAGTCACATAGTGTAACATTACGTTGATAGTCATCTAGTACACGATGCTCTGCACCTTCGTGATCTACCCAACGCTGTAGCATCATGTTATTCCAGTTGTAGCCTTTAGACTCTTTGTCTTCAAATGCTTCAATAAGGCCAACTTTGTTCTTAGTGCCTTTCTTGCGTACACCAGGATAAGCACTAAACACGTTGTCACTAGTGTCGCCACGCATACACTTTTCAAACAACATAAATTCAGGCACAGGTGCAGGCTTAGCTTCTTTAGTCTTCTTGTCAATTACAGGATTGCCATTCTTATCAAAGTAACCTTCATGTGTAATTGTAACGTCTTGTATACCATTGTACTGTGTACAGTTAGGTGCAATAAGTTGTGCAAAGTCACCATCAGTACTAATGATAACGTGATTGTCGTTAGGGTGTGAT